AGGCAATTTAAGGAACTAATGAAAGATTCATCCCCAGATGACCACATAGTCCCTTGTTCCCTGAATGTAATGAACGCAGTGGCTTGCGCTATGTTCGCTCATATGCACGGACGACTGAACCTACTCCTTTTTAAAGATGGGAAGTATACGGAGAGGAATCATGTCTTATAACGAAGGTAAATGTCCAGAATGTGGCTGTCCACTTGTCCCATGTGAGGGCTGCAAACTATGCCCTCAGTGTGGATGGAGTAGTTGTGGATAAAAAGGAGAATAATATGTCTAATGATTATAGTCCATGGATTCCACCTTTTAAATTTGGTGTTATTAGTGTCTTTGATAGTAAAGGGCATAAAGTCTTTGAGATGAGAGGTTGGGGATTCTTAACAGGAGAAGGTTTTGGAGGACTTAAACTTGAAATGAACGAAGCTGAAAGTATCCAAGAAAGGGTAGGGAACTTAATAGCTACAGCTATGAATAAAGATGCTGGATTGTAACCTTAATATTTCCAACCTTCTTGACGTAGACCATGTATTTGTGTTATGTTGTGTATAATTCAAATCGTTCAAAATTTGAACAAACTCAAATGAAAGGAGCAAAAGAATGATCTCAGAACGTACGCTTAGGCAATGGAGGAAGGAGGCACTTGTTACCAAGGATACTCCTGACTGGGATGAAGGAAATGCTAACTGGATGAGGGAAATGTCTCGTCGCATCCTTCTCCTCACCCAAGAACTCATGGACCTTCATTTAATGAGAAAGGAGTAACCCATGAAAAGACTAATATCCTACTTCTCCAACGGCCAAAGCCGAACTGACAAACTCTACGACGGTTTCCTTCTCCGCTTCCACAAAGATGGAAAGGTAGAGAAGTTTACTGGACCTATCCCTCGTAAATTGGAGGTAAAAGATGAAAGCTAGAATATGTACAGTCTGTGGAAAAGCATTCTATACCAGAGGCCTATGGGATCGTCAGTATAGGTTTAATTGCCGTCCCTGTATTGCATGGGCAGATAGCTTTGATATAGAATATTTTTCTTCTTGGGGGTACTGTTCATGATCCCCTCTCACCCATCACATGAAGTAAAAGATTCTTCCAAACTCATAGACTTCCTCCACTGTAAACGGTATTACTTCTACCGTTACATTCTTGGTTGGCGCCTCGACACCCCAGCTCACGACCTTCACTTCGGCGAAGCTTACCACAAAGCGCGTGAATACCAACTCCGTAACGGCTACGATGATGTAGAAGGTGCCTTCAACGCTTTCCTCGAATGTTATCGTGAATACTTCGGACCCGAGGAAGACGGCTACTACAATCCCAAATCACCTGATGCCGTCTACAATGCACTCCTCAAGTTTGCCACCGAGAAACATCGCGATCTCATCGACAACGAAGTTGTCATCCTCGATGGACAAAAGATGCTTGAAATCTCTGGAACCGTCCCTATCTCCGAAACCCGCTTCCTTCACTATCGTCTCGACTCCATTATGAGGAGGTTAAAAGATGGAAAGATATTCTCCTGGGATCATAAAACTACATCCGAAAAATACATCCTCGGACGACAGTGGTCTGACCAATTCTTCCTCTCGACACAGAATGGAACCTATAACCACTGCCTTTACTGCATGTTCCCTATTGAGGACGTTCTCGGAGTCGAGTTTTGTGGGACTGGATTTGCTTACCTCTCGCGTGGTTCCGCTAACCGCCCTGCTGGCTATTATGTTACACTTCAGAGGGTTCCAGCATTCAAATCCCCAGATCAAATGAACACTTGGTTATGGACAGTTAATGATATCTACGACAACCTTACTTACGAAGAATTAAGATTAGAAGACTGTTCCGAGAATGACGACACTATGATGGCCTTCCCTATGGACCATACCTACTGTACCGGATTTAAAGGTTGCCCTTACCTTGACTACTGCATAGCGTGGCAGAACCCTCTTCAGTATTGTGATGAGCCTCCACTGGGGATGCGTGTCGAGTTCTGGGACCCAAGGAATGTAAAAACTGCTGTAAGTAAAGACTTAACGATAGGAGGTTAATATGTTAGATGTGACTCCAATAGAAATAACAATGAACGAGTACAACGACCACCTCGAAAACAACGATGGAATATGTCTCGCATGTGGAGAGTTTACAAGTGGGGGATGTGAACCTGACGCGAGAAGGTATCACTGTGACGAGTGTGGAAAGGACGATGTTTATGGACTTGAAGAGGCTATCTTAATGGGAGATATCTTTGTCGTATAACTAACCAATGAAAGGAGAACAAGCTCATGACATTTCAAGAGGCGAAAGATAAAGTAAAGGAACTGGCAAATGGAAAGTATCATGGTCTATCAATCGAACTGAATGAATTCTCTTCTGGTGAGCAAAGAGTTGAATGTTCTATCTACATCACTGATGAATCTTGGTACAAAGGTCCTACATGGGAAGATGCTTTCAAGGCTCGTGAAAGAGCACTACAATCACCTGAAGAGATTATCAATTCAGTTGTTCAAATGACTCCTCAAGGAGATTTCTAATGGCCTACGATTCTCAAGCCGAACTTGAAAAAGTTCGTAATTTCTACAAAGGTGATCCTCTACAAAAACGCTTCTCCGCACTTATCACTGGGGAAACCAATGCAGGGAAAACTTACATCCTCCGTACAGCACGTTTTCCTATCCACATTGATTCTTTCGATCCAGGTGGGACAAAGTGTTTACGTGATCTGATCCAATCAGGAGATGTTATTGCAGATACTCGCTGGGAAGATGATGATCCCTACTCTCCCAAGGCCTTTGCTGAGTGGATGAAGGCTACTGATCTGCGATTCCACCTAGGTTACTTCAAACAGTTCGGTACTTATGTCATCGACTCTGCTACGACCTTCGGCGAAGCCATCATGAACTACCAACTCAACTCCCATGGAAATGCGGGAGATGCACCTTCGCGCAACCGCGACTATATGCCACAGAAAGTTCACATGACTAATTATATCAAGAAGTTGATGACCCTTCCATGTGACTTCATACTCACCGGGCATCTCCGTGAAAATCGCAAGGTAATCTATCTTGACCCAAAAACAGGCATCTCCAAAGATGAAGTAACTTATCGTTTCTACACCACTGGCCAAGCAGTAGTAACTATTCCCCTACTCTTCGACGAAATCTACGTCATAGTAGGGAAAGAAGGGAGGGATGGACCCAAGCGTGAAATGCTAGTAGATTCATTGGGAACCTACATAGCACGCTCTCGGCTCAAAGGCAAAGGTTTACTTTCCTCGGTTGAAGAACCAGATATAAAGGCGTTGTTGAAAAAGGCTGGATTCTCAACTGAGGATAAACCAAAATTGATGTAAAGGAGGATAAAATGAAAGTGATGAGAGAAGTTCGTATAACTCCAGTCCTTAATGGATTTATAGTCCATGTAGGATGCCAAACTATGGTATTTGCTGATATTCAAGAAGTTGCTGATAGGCTTGTTGATTATCAGAAAGCCCCTGACACATACGAAAATATGATGATCGAAAATGCAGTAAATAAAACTATGGAGGTACCTGCGCCTGAGCCTGTATCCAGAGAAGAAGACTGCATGGAAACACCTTCTCAACCTATGGGTCGTCCACTACGTTAACTCACTAGGATAGGAACTATCCTATCCATATTCCAAACAAAGGAGAAAAACTATGTCACTCACAGATTACAGCGCACTCGAACAAGAAATCGACAACACTCCGGAACCTACCATCCTCCCTCGTGGAACCGAAGTTAAGGCCCGAGTCATCGCCGTCCGTACTGGTGTATCCGACAAGAACGGATGCACCTGGTATTCGCCAGTCTTTGATATTCCCAGTGAGCTTTGCGCTAAGGAATTCAATGACTTCATCTGGGATCTTGCCGACGCAAAGACCTGCATCGAGGAAAAACAGCAGATGAGCAACATCCTTCGTTTCAAGGCCTTTGCCCAGGCGTTTGGTCTTGACTATTCCAAACCGTTCTCATGGGAAGATGATATAGTCGGCCTCGAAGGCTATATCATCCTGGGTGTGAAGAAGTCCGACGAATACGGAGATAGTAACACTGTCAGTAAATACGTAGCCCGTCGGTAATTGGTTCAAAATTTGAACCATCTTTTGTGGTGGACAGGCTCGCGTATGTAGAGATAGTGGGAACTATCGTCGGTAAGGGAAGCTAGCCACTCTAGCCATCCTGTCCACCACATTACTTAAAGGAGAAAAAGATGACCGCAAAAGAATTTGAAATCCTATTCGAAGAAGCCACCCTCCGATCTAAGAAACTCCTCTGCAAACGTGGACAGTTTTATGCCGAGGACGAAAACCGTCTCGAAAACTTCATCGCTGCATCTGGCGCCCAGGGAATTCCCCTTACCCAATCAGTAACTGGTATGTGCACTAAGCAATGGGTAGCTTTTTGTAAAATGGCTAAGAATCCAACTGCTTACACTCTCGCTCAGTG